CGTTTTCAAGTGCAGAGAGGAAAGCAATGGCTAAACAGGATATGCGAATAGATGTTGACTTTGTGGATCATCCAAAAACAAAGCGACTCATACGAATGACTGGATATGAGGGTTTTTACTGTCTCATGAAGCTCTTCAGCATTGCCGCAAAGATATACAAGCGTGGCGAGCTCAAGAATTGTGATGCGACAGACATTGAAGATATAACCGGATGGACTGGCGAGCAAGGCAAGCTGGTTGAGGCAATGCTTGATGCAAAAATAGGGTTCCTTGAAAAGAAGGGAAATCTATACGTCATACATGATTGGGATATAAACCAACCTTGGATTTACGGCTTCGAGGATCGTTCCCAAATTGCAAGACAAAATGCTATGAAGAGAGACTATAGCAAACAATCAGCAAGCAGATTGGATGCCAATGGTATGCCAATAGCAAGCAAACAGCAAGCGAAAAGCAATGCTCCGTCTCCATCTCCATCTCCATCTCCATCTCCATCTCCATCTCCTAAAGATAGTGTCTCCGAGCTTTCGCAAAGCTCAAGCATCGAAGCACCCGACCTTGGCGGAAAAGGCACGGATGGCAAGAAATCACAAAAGCCATTCATCACTGACCAAGCAGCTCAAGCTGTCATCGCCAAGTTCACCGAGAACAGTGAGTACGCAAACGAGTTGGTGATGTTCGTGAAGCATCGCAGACAGACCAAGAAGCCCATGACCCCACTCGCTCTTGAAAAGACGCTCAAAATGCTTGGCGAGAAACTAAACACCGATCAAGAGCGCATCGACTGTATCGAACTCTCGATTGCGAACGGATGGCAGGGTGTGTTTCCAGAGAAGGTTAATCCGCAGAGAGCCGTAAATCGGCAGAAGCGGTTCTCGACCGAAAGCGGTTCGATGGTTGCGTCTGTTGACGACTACAACACAATCTAGGAGGCGGTATGGACAAGGCTGATTTTCGTAGGATGGTGGAAGGCTTGAGGGCAAAATATTCAGTGACCGATGGCGAGGCGGTTCTTGTTCCTCCCGTACCATCCGCCCTGGAGGTGAAGCTCAACTGGTTTCCGAAACGCTACCAGTTGGTGACATTCAGCTCATATCGCTTCTACGGCACGGCTGAGCAGATGTCTCGGCAAAAGAAACTTGTGGATTGTCTTCGCAACGGAAGGCCGGTGGTCATGTACGGCAACAACGGCACTGGCAAGACCATGTTGGCGTTCTGCGCAATCCGTCAGCAACTCATGTTGGGCAAAGATGCCGTGTATACGACGCTCACCGATGTGGTGGATGGCATCAAGAACTGCTTCTCTGCGAATATCAATCCGATTCGTGTGGTTGACCAGTACGTGAGGCCGGATTATCTGGTCATCGACGAAATCGACAAGGGCTACGGTACGGAAACCGAGTTCCTCAACATCTTCAGGATTGTGAACGGAAGGTACAACGAGAAGAAATCGACCGTCCTCATCTCCAACGCATCAAAGGCTGACGTCATCAAGGTTGTCGGGCAAGGGGCGTTCGACCGCATCGCCGAGGATGGCGTGGTGGCTTTCATGGATTGGCCTAGCTACAGGGGCAAGGAATTTCCCAAGGAGGAGTGGTGAAAATCTATCTATCCGGCCCGATGACAGGTTATGAAAATTACAACAAGAAGGCGTTCGACAAGGCTGAGTCCGTACTGAAGGAAGCTGGCTACGAGGTGGTCAACCCAGCATCACTCGGACTTGATTGCTCTTGGGTTGAGTGCATGAAAATCGACATCGGCCTTCTGGTCACATGCGTTGCCCTGTACATGCTCAAGGGGTGGAGGCATAGCAAAGGGGCTTGCTTGGAGCATTGGCTTGCCCACGAGTTGGGCATGGAGATTCTGATGGAGGGGTGTGAAATTGGACGTTGATGACCAAGTGAAGAAGTGCTATCGGTTTATCGCAAGGCTGACTCTTGATCGTGCCTTTGAGGACAATGATGTGGCGTTCTTTGACGCCGAGAGTGAGGTTTTCCAAGCCATATGCGGTGTCGCCGGATTTGATGTCGGGACAGTCATCAGCGCTGCAAAGAAGCGGTTCTCCGAGATTGGCGCCCTCCCCCAATTCGACGAGATGTTCAAGCATCTCCTCCATGACCCATCCGATGTAATCCGAAAAAACAAGCAAGGCGTGAAGTTGGTGCGCAACCATGAGTGTTTCGGCTGGACGGAGAGTATCGAGGACATGAGCAAAGTGTTGGGCATCACCCCAAAGAGCGTCATTAGCTACGTCCGCTCCCACCATACAGTCCGCGGCGGTTTCTATCTGGTCTGGTACGGCTCAAAGGAGTTCAATCACCCGATAGGCGTGTTTAAGGACGGTGAGCGTGTGGCGCTGAGCCGTTCGATAGGCGTGATAACGACCAACACCCGCCTTACGCTTGCAGAAGTGGAATATCTGCTCACCCACCCCGAAGGGAACGGCGAGTATGTGTTGCGATATGTGAAGCCGAGCAAAAAGGGCAAGAAAGGAGACAAGAAGTGAAAAGGCACAAGCATGGGTTCATTGACAGGGTTGCGAGGGAGTATCGGCAAGAGAAAAGGAGCGAGGCACGGCATGGGATAATCCCGCCCTGGCGATTCGTGGACATCCCAGAGCAAGAGCGCAAGGGCAAGTCGGCGAGGGAGCTTGACGAGCTTCGCCAAGACAAGTATGTGGCCGAGATGGAGAGACAGGCGCAGATGCGCAGTATCGCACGGCAGAAAAACAACGACCGATTGCTGGCGAGGCTGAGAAAAGCGCAGACTGCGAGCAGGGCGGTCAAGGTGGACGACCATCGTGCGACCGAGGAGGTGGCTGATGACGAACGCAAATGAGCTGATGGCGCAAATCCACAAGAATGCCGTGGAGCATGGTTTTTGGGATGATGTGAACATTGACCGTGCCGTAATGCTCATTGTCAGCGAGATTGGCGAGGCGATGGAGGCAGACCGCAACAACCTCCATGCACAGATGAACCCTGAGAACATCAGCATCATGGAAGTGTTGTCCGATAATGCGTTCGGCTTGTTTTTCAGCTTCCACGTCAAGGACACCTTCGAGGATGAGATTGCTGACATAGCAATCAGGATTCTCGACCTCATGGCCTTCAGCAACATAGCCTACATGGACGGTTTCAAACCGAACGGCATGGCAGACCTCTACAACGACCTACGCGTGCTGACCCAATTCGTATCATCGAAGCAGTACCTCTGGGCGATTTGGAGTGTTGAGTGCCTTGCGAAAAACATGGGCGTAGATCTTGAGAAGCACATAGCCCTCAAGATGCGGTACAACAGGAGTAGACCGTACAAGCATGGCAAACGCTACTGATAGCGTCATAAACGCTTCAGAATCGAAGCAAACTCCATAGGTGGTAGTTTACTTGACTTTTGGCTGTGCGTTGATTCTGGTGCGAGGAAACCGCAAATGCGGGCAAATTTAAGGAGTTTACAGATGGGACTTAGCTTGAGAGGGATACGCAAGGCGCATCCAGAGTTTCTGAGGGTGGTTGTTTTCGCTGGCAAGGAATGGTTTGTGGTGGGGCATTACAGCTCCATCCTGTGGTTGAGTGACGGCCAGACTGTGTGCACGGTCGGAGAGAGCGAGGTGGGGAGGTAGCCCGATGATGGGTTGCTAAAGTCTGATTCCTTTCGATACGAGCCGTGCCGTTCTCTGTTTGGAGGCGGTGCGGCCTTTTTGCAATGGGTCTTGCGAGAGAACCGCACGCTCAAGCTCATCGTACTGATGAGGCTCAAGGCGGTACATTTCCAGCTTGTACCACATGGCGGTGGCATAGACACGGCAGTCGAGAGCTTCGTTCCTGTCTTGCTTTTTGATCCACTTGCCGCGTTTCCCATCGTTGATGAACTCTTCTGCGGTAAGCATCTTGAAGTAATGCTCTGGATAGTTGGCGGGGAACATGCAGTAGAAAGGCGTGTTCGTGTCCGTCTTGCCGTCTCTGATGTGCTGGCGAATCATGAGCCGCTCGTAGACGGTTGCCTTAATCGTCGATACGCCGACATCGTAGAATCTGAATTTCGAGCCGTGCCACTCGTTGTTCCGTTTGGAGTTTCCACCCTTGTCCTGTTTTTCCATCGACAGCTCCGACACTTGGATGCCGTTTCCTCTGACGATGAAGAATCGTGGGCTGTTTGTGCGATACCACAGCGCGTTGACCGAGTGGGAGTTGTGCCCTCTGTCCATCGCATTGGCTTGCGTGACGAGTCTGCGACCGTCTTGGCGGATGTACGTCCCGTTGATGACGACATCACGGTATCGCTCCCAGACAGGGTTGTTCGGGTCTGAGGTGAAGGTGTCCTTGTCGCAGTAGAACACGAAATAGTTGACGGATTTCGACCTCCCGTTCCTCCCCCAACCCACCACTTCACACTCGATGCGGTCGTCCTGTACGTCTGCGCCGCTGGTGAGCACAAGCACGTCATTCGGGATGTTCTGGTTGGGTATGCAGTCCTCGATGGTGGTTGTGTCGTAGTCGCTGTTCTGCGCCCTCTCGAACAGGATTTCATAGTCTGGCCTTGCCGCACCCTCGGTGTACTGTTCCGCAAGGACGGTGTTGTAGAACGAGGTAATCATGTTGGGGTCGCCGCTGTCCACCGCCTTGAGGTAGATTGACACGCATTGCTCCCAACTCTGCCAGCCGACGGGAGAATAGAGTCCGCTCATCCAGAACCCGACTGCGGTAGGGTCTGTCGGCTTCGGGTTGGTGGCTATCCACCGCCCATTTGCAAGCATCTTTGTCTTGTGGTGGTTGCGGATGGGGAATTTGCAATGCTCGCACTCCATCCACACATCGGTGACGTGCGTGCCGTTGTTTTTGTATCGTATTCTCGACCATTCAATGAGTTGCATGTGTCCGCACGACGGGCAGGGAACGAACAGCTTGCGCTTATCCGTCTGGTTGTATTCGCGGATTATCTTAGAGTTCCCGTTGATGCACGTAGAGGACACGTACACCTTCTCGCGCCCGCTGAATGTGGACGTCCTTCGGGTAACAAGGTCGAGCGGGTCGCCCTCGCCCTTGCAGTTGTCCGGCATGGAATCATACTCGTCTACAAAGGCGATTCGGCATGGCTTTGAGCGGAGCGATGCGGGAGCCTCGCCGCTTCCGAGTGCAAGGAATCCTCCAGGGAACTCCTTCAGCCCTACCGTATCGCCGGAGCGCTTTCCGCTCACGCCAGAAATGCGTTCCTTGAGTTGCGGGGAAGCCTCGATCATGGGGTCTATGCGGAGCTTGACCATGTTCTTCGCCTCGGTGTCGTTGCTTGACACAAGGAGCATTGCGCAAGGTATGGATGTGACGTAGTAGTCGATGGTGCAGAGGATAATCTCGGTCTTTGATATTTGCGTGCCAGTCCAAGCCACCACCTTGCGTGCGGTGCTGTCCGGACCCATGCAGTCGAGTATTTCCTTGGCGTAGGGGGTGCGGCTCAGCTTGTAATGACCTGGCTCCGCTGCGGATGACGGCAACATGTGGAATTTCTCGGCATACTCGGAAACAGACAGCAACGGGGATGGGCGCAACGCTTCGAGGAACTGCTTGGACAACCAATCACGATTCTTCTTGCTCTTGCGCACCACTGTCTGAGGCTTTCTGCTTTTCGCCATGCCTACTTCCTCGGCCCTTTCTTCATCTGCGCCTTGGCGATTTTCTCGGCTTCTTCCTTGGCTGTCGAAAGGCGCACCTTCACCTCGTCGAGGATGGCATTGTGCTCTGCCTTGAGGATTTCGTAGACCCGTGTGTTCAGCATGTCCGGCTCATCCCTGAATGCGGTGAGTGCGGCCTGTATCTCGCCGACAATCCTATCTGGTGCGGCTGTGATGGAGTTCTTGATTGCCACGAGGAAGGTGAAATATACGTTCAGAACATCGTCCTTGGAGATGAGGTCGCCCTTCTCTTGTGCGAGCTTCAGTTCCACCCGCTCGGCATCAGCCTTCAGCTTTCTGACTTTTTGTGCGGTGAGGGTTGAGTCGTCATCGTCATCGTCCATGTCGTCGTAGCTGGGCTTGTCGATGTCAAGCGTCTCCACTTCGGTGACACTCGGAACCGACCGCTTGCGACCGATGTTCGGCACCGACTTGCGCGTGATGTTCGCAGTCCCCGTTCCGGCAAGCGAGTCGCTTCTGTTGGATTCCCACTTCTTTGATTCCGTGTCGAAGTCGATGAGATTCGTTCCCCTGGCTTTTTTGATCCGCCCGCTTTTGACGGCGAGCGTAACCTGTGAGCGGTCTACCCCCACCCTCCGTGCGAACTCGGCTTGGGTTATCAGCTCACTCATCAAGCAACTCCTCGGCGTAGATTTGGTGCCCAGACTTGCTGTGGAACAGCGGTTCGAGAACGTCAATCGGTGACGGCTGTGCAATCATGGCAAGCTGGTTGTTGTCAACGGGGATGCTTAGGTCGTACCGAAGATACGATTCAAGGCTTTTCCGCCCAACCTTGATGGTTTGCGTAAGGTCGCAGAGGTCATGGACAAGATACTTCTTCGCTTTTCTTGGCACTGTGCTTCACCTCGACATAAGTATACACCACATATGGTGTACCTACCAAGGTGTAACTCTTTACTACGCCATAGGTAGCGTATTCAATTCGATTACTCATATCAATTTGCCCAATTTTGTGGGAAAATACAGGCATGACGGATGAGGAAAAGCTGGCAAAGTACAGGGCAAAGCTCGCCATTTGGGAAGCGGCTGAGGAAGTCGTTGCGACCACTGGGCAATCCTATGACCTCGACGACGGGGACATGAGGCGTTCGCTCACCTTTGCGCACATCTCGCAGATTCGCGAGTCAATCACCTTCTACAGCAACAAGATAGCAACCCTAGAGAGAAAGATTGCCAACCTCGGCAAGCAACGGACGATAGTGTTCGGGAGAGGCAGATGAAGCAGACGCTACCCGATAAGGTTGTCAGCTATTTCAATCCAGTGAAAGGACTTCAGAGAAAGGCCGCCCGTGAGGTGGCTGAATCCATTTACAACGTCCGCGGAACGAATGCGCAGACACGGAATTACCGCCCGAATTACCCGACCAACCCCAACCTCAATGTTTCCATGGAGCTTGAGGAAGCGCAAAACAGGGCTAGCGGCCTCTACTTCGAGAACCCCATCGCCAGCGGAATCATCAACGCAATGGTGGACGGCTCCATAGGTAGCGGTCTTGTATTGCAGTCGGTCGTCCGCACCCTTTTGCTCAGCGATGTGCAGAAGGAAAAGGTTGTGCAGAACCAGAGTCTCATCGAGGAGATGTGGCACATCTGGTCAACCACACCATCCATGTGCGACCACTACGGCAAGCAGACATTCGGCGGCCTCCAGCGTGAGGCGTTCATTGACTCAGCCCGCAACGGCGACGTGCTCCAGCGCATCAAGATTGTGAGGGTCGGTGGCCTTTACCTTCCGCAGATACAGAACATCAGCGGAAAGAGCGTGAAAAGCCCCAACTTCAGTGACAATGCAAAAATCGCGGGTGGCGTAGTCCTTGACTCGAACGGGCGTGAAACCGGATACCGAATCGAAACCGCAACGGGCGGAGACATGCAGACTGTGAACATCGAGGTTCCCAAGTTCGGCGGCCAGTCAAGGCGGCTGATGTACAACCTCGTAGCGGTCGGAACCGTAGTTCCTGGACAGGTTCGCGGTCGATCAATTCTCACCCGTGTGGCAGAGCAAATCATCCAGATTGGCCGTTACAGCGAGGCTGAACTGGTCAAGGCCATCCTCCAGTCCTACATGACCATTTTCATCGAGACAGCCGCAGAAGCCGATGAATTGGGCGATGGCAACCCGATAGATTCTTTGGTGGAGGCTTCCCGGAACACCATAAGCCATGTGGATCCCGCTGGTGTGCAGATTGAGGAAGATGAGGTCGATGACCAAATCACCCTTGGCCCTGGAGCGATATGGAATCTGCGTCCAGGGCAGAAAGCCAACCTCCCCGAATCCAAATCGCCCGTCGAGCAGTTCTGGCAGTTCATGGAAGCCAACCTCAAGCTCATCGGCATGTCGGTAGGCATTCCCTATGAAGTTCTCATCAAGAGTTTCAACGCATCATATTCCGCTTCCCAAGCGTCCATCCAAGACGCCGCCCGTGGCTGGAAGATTCTCACCAACGAGTTTGCATCCAAGTATTGTCAGCCGGTCTACGAGCAGTTTGTGGAGCTTCTGGTGAGGCAGGGACTTCTTGACTGCCCGAAGTTCGACAAGGGCTTGTTCTTCCAGAAGGCTTGGACTGGCGCAGAGTGGTACGGCCCCGTAGTGCTGAACATCGACCCAGTGAAAAATGCCCGCGCAAGCGAGCTGCTTATCAAGAACCAGCTTTCGACCAAAACAATCGAGAGCCGCAAGTACGGCAACGACTTCGACACGGACATCAAGGTGCTCGGAGAGGAGCAGAGAATGGCTGAGGCAAACCTTGGCGCTCCCGCAAAGGAGGAGGAGAAGGATGAGTGAGTATAAGGTAATCGCCATGCCCGAAGCCACCTACAAGGAGTACAGACGCAAGTCGCTTGACCCGAACGAGAAGGCTGGCATCGCAATCGAGCGCAGAAAGAGCAAGTGGTCGGGGGCATCCGTCGTGAACGAGGGTCGCCTCGGCGTAATCGCCATTGACGCACCGCTTGGGAACGGATGGTTCTCCTACCCGGATGACTATCTCTCTGCACAGGTGGAGAGGCTGGAAGAGGATGACAATGTTGAGGCGATTGCCTTTGACATCAACTCCCCTGGAGGTGACATCTCCGGCTTGTTTGAGCTCATGGAGACAATCGGGCGGTGCGTGAAGCCCGTCTATGCCTATTGTGAGGGTGCGTGCGCATCAGCCGCCTACGCCCTTGCGACGTCGGCTCAGAAAATCTACGCAACCGAGTCAACGAGAATCGGTTCGATCGGCGTGATGGCCGTCTATCTGAACGACGACAAGTACATGCAGAAGCTCGGCCTTGAGGAAATCATATTCCGAAGTGAGCACGCCGAGAAGAAAAACCTTGACCCGAAGAGTTCTGAGGGCAAGGAGCAGATTCTCAAGAGTCTCAACGAGGCCGAGAAGATGTTCATTGGGCGAATAGCGAACAACAGGGGTGTTACCTCTGACGACGTATACGAGAAGTTCGGGCGTGGCCTCATGTTCCACTCCGCCGAAGCCCTTGAGAGAGGGATGGTGGACGGGATTGTTGCAGACTTCGCATCGTTCGTCGAAAAAATCATGCCCTCTTCGACAGAGGGTGGAGGTGTAGAGATGGCAGAAGAGAAAACTTTGACCATCGAGGCTTTCAAAGCACAGCACCCTGAGTTGGCCGCAAAGGTCATCGAAGAGGGGCGACTGGCTGGCATGGAAGCTGGGAAGGCCGAGGGTCTGCGGTTGGGAGCCGAGGCAGAGCGTGAGCGCATTTCTGGGCTGAACAAGCTCAGACAGCTTGCTTGTGCCGCCGAGGTTGTAGACAAGGCCATTGCCGACGGTACTTCCGTTGCCGATGCCAAGTCCGCAATTCTCGACAAGCAGATTGAGGCCGCACAGAGCGGGCAAACCGCAGAGCCCCCGAAGGGTAACGTGACCCTTGAGGAGCTTGCTGACGAGTCCGCACAGCACGAGGTGAATCCAAAAACCATCGAGGTGGATTCTCGCAAGGCCAGCATCGAGTCTGATGCTGATACCGTATCCGCAGCATTTCTGAGTGCTGCCGGAATCAAAAAGGAGTAAGAAGCCATGGCATTTTACGAAGAGAAAGAATTGTCTCCCTCGATGCTTGTGACTCGTGACCTTGGTGGCCTTGTCACCGAGAGGGCGACCGTAGCAATCGACGCGACGAACGGCATTCTGAAGCGGGGCACCCTGCTCGGAAAGATTACCAAGGGAGCCATCACTGGCACCAAGGCGGCCGCTGGGGTTGGAGATGGAGGAGCGAACACAGGCACAGGTACGCTGACCATGGATGCGACCGCTCCCTACCATGCCGACCACATGTTTGGTGTATACACCATCACAGTCACTCGTGCATTCGTTGACGATGGTTCCGTAGCCGGTGCCTTCGAGGTTCGCAACCCCGCCGGTTCGCTGATTGGCACGGGAACCATTGGTGACACCTTCGACAACCAAATCAAGTTTGTGCTTGCCGAGGCTGGTGCGACCAAGTTCATCATCGGTGATGCGTTCACCTATACCATCGCTCAGGCGGCTGGTAGCGGTCAGCTCGCAATCGTTGACAACGATGCCATCAATGGAACCGACGTTCCGTTCGGCATTCTGGTGAACGATGTTGACGTGTCCGAGGCGACCGCAGATGCGGACTTGTATGTTCGTGGTGAGTTCAACCAGAACGAAATCATCGTTCCCAACGGGGATTCCGTTGCGAACTACAAAGAAGCTCTCAAGGCAATCAACATTTATCTTGTTGATTCTGAGAGCGAGTAAGGGAGGTGCTGAAAAATGGCATATGATCCTATGGTAACTGCTGGACTCATGAAAGTCTATGCGACCTACAAAGTGGCACATCCCCAGCACCAGTTCTTCAAGGACATGCTGTTCGGCGGCAGACTCATCTCCGGCACCGACCAGCTTACCGTTGAGACGAAGCGTGCTGGGCAGAAGGTTGCGGCCTCGATTGCGAGATTCGCAAACCCGAACTCCGCAGAGGCTTCCGACAGCTTCAAGATTTCGACCTATACGCCTCCGTATTACGCCGAGAGAACCAGCTTGACCAGTGCAGACCTTCGCAACTTTGCGTTTGGCGAGCCCCTGGACAAGCCTTGGTCTATCGACCAGAGGCGGTTGGCAATCATGGCCGAGAAGCTCGGCAACATTGACGACAAGTTCCTCAGAACCGAAGAGCTGATGTGCGCTGAAGCCCTCACGACCGGCAAAGTCAAGATGCACGACGGTTCGTACATCCAGTACGACGTTGACAGCGACCTTGTGGACATCACCCCCACCAAGGATTGGGACGACGTTGCCGCCAACATCCTCGGCGACCTCCAGCTCTGGGGGCAGAACCTCCTCGACAAGGGCGGAATCATCCCCGACATGATGATTGTCGCTCCCGACGTATTCACCATGCTTGTCAACGACGCCAAGGTGCAGAAGGTTATGGACATCCGTAACTACAGCCTCGGCGAGATTGGCGTGAAGCCTCTGGTCGGCTACAAGGGCGTGACCTTCAGCGGAATCGTGATGGCTCCGGCAATCGGCCCCATCAAGGTTTACACCTACGCCAACAAGTACGTGAACTCCTCTGGTGCTCTTACCCCGTACCTGCCCGTCGGCGGTGTGATTCTCGCAAACAGCATCAATGAAGGCAAGATGATGTACGCCGCAACCGATGGATTCAACTCTGCTGGAGAGGTTTCCACCGTCGCTGGCGAGCGTTCCATCTTCTACGAGAAGGCAGACCGCCTCCCCGCAGTCGAAAGTGCCGTTATGCAGATGGCTCCTCTGGCCAACCCGTTCGGGCTGGACACGTGGGTCTATGCAAACGTGACATAAGGAGTAAGCACCCATGCCCGACTTTGACGCTGACCGCTGGAACAGAATCGTGTCGCAAGGAGCATTTGCACAAAGTGTTGCGATTGCCCTCGACTCCTCTGTCTTTACGGTCGGTTGCACTGTCGGGAAGGGTTTCGCCCGCAAGGAAGTGGACGGACGGCTCACCACCGACGAGCCCTTGGGCACGGTCAGCGTAGTGATTCACAAGTCCAACCTTCCCTCGGAAATCACAAAGGATGCGTACCATTCGCTTCTGTTCACCATCGACGGGGAAACCTACTCGGTGGTGAATTGGACGGGCCATTCGATCGTGAGGTTCTTCCTCAAGTCATCTGCCGAAGCTGTTGCCGAGGAAGATGAGCCGATTGCAGATGAGGGCGAAGAGGGTGGTGAGATTCCTCCCGACCCGCCGCCAGACGATGAGATGGAGCTGTAGATGGGTATTGGATACGTCCATGTGAGCATGGACATAAACAGGGTGCAAGGCTCTCTGGAACGGCTTGAGAAGAAGTACCAAGCCTACGGGATTGAACTCGTATCTGGTATTGCCGCTGAAGCCAGAAAGATTGCCTATCGGAACTATTTCCATAGGACTGGCGGCACCCTGCGGTACAACTCACCAGACCGCCCCAATTATCCGAAGCATCGCCATCGGGAACCCCTGAAAACGAAGGGACGGCAGGGCTACGTTGACAGCCGTGGCTACCGCCTCATCAGTTTCTCGCTCGAAGCGAAAAGCCCGTCGCACAAGGGTGCGTATCTTTCCTCGTACCCGATGAACCTTTGGGAACGCCCGACCAAGAACGGACGCCCTGGAAAGTTCATCGTGACCGTGAAGCTCCCTCCGTTGGTGGAAGCAATCGTGCCGAAGCATATCGCAAAGGCAGAGGAAAAACTTGCTGAAATCGCAAACGCAACCATGGGAGGCACCGCATGACAGTGGACAGGAAGATCTATTATGCGGTCGCCTACGTGACCAATGCGCTGAAGAACAGCACGAACGGCCTGAATGTGGTCTTGGCGGCCAACACGCTCGATTCGATCATCAGCATCCGACCAGAGGAACCGGCACAGCTCATCATCTCTGGCTCGGAGACTGCGATTGAGAGGAGTATGGGCGTGTACGTTGCCGGTGACAACATATTCCAATCGGATTACGACGGTTCGGATGTGTGGGTCACGGTAGACCTCATTCTCAGGGACAGTGACTCCGAGGGCAACAAACAGTACATCTACCGCTATGCGGATGCAGTAAGGGATTTTCTCAACAGCATCAGCATAGGAATCCAAACCATGGTGGTCAGCCAGTCGATTACCCGAAAGACGGGGACGACCCGAAATCGGGTTGCCACACTCCTTCAGGTCACGTATGACCCCATGACCGACATCGACGAACAAGGCTTAGACCTTGACTTGTAGGAGAATCTAGCATGGCTAATGGAAAAGCTACTGGACGGGAGGCGGTTGCCTCCTTGATGACAAAAGGAGAGATTATCTCCGGCATCACCGGCGCACTCGCAAAGGGTGTTTGGTACTATGTGATTTCAAGGGATGATTCGTCCCTCATTCCCGCAAACGTGAGCATAGGGCGTGCGTTCCTCTGCTCCAAGGCGGTTGCCGCACTTGCCGCAGGAGACTCTGTGTATCCGCTGAGTGCAACGGTCATCGGGTTCACCCGTGACAAGAGCCTCAACGCTTCAAAGACCGTCACCGACGCCACCACCGATTTGGATGATGAGGCAGACAACATCTCCGACGGGCTGGTGAGCCGCACTGGTTCCTTGACCGGCTACGACACCAAGGACACCGCAACCGCCACACTCAAGGCCGCTTTCAATCACTCTATCATCGCAACCGCTGGTTCCGCCTCAGCCGCAGATGCCTTGGTGGAGAGTGAGATTTCGACCCCGAAGCAGATTGTGATGATCGACTGGACTGGCCGTGAGAAGGTCGAGGGCGAGGATATGCTCGTGGACATTTTCCCGTGCATCTTCACCTCGATGGACACTGGCGCAAGTTACGGCTCTGTCAGAACCCTTGGCTTCAACTTCACCGTTGTCGCCTCTGATGACGATGGATGCAAGCCGACCCATTTCGAGGGGCCGTTCAGGGCACCCGCAGCCTGATTTGATTTTTGATTTGGTGGCGGTTGGGATTCCGACCGCCACAGCTTGATAAGCAAAGGAGTTTTCGATGATTACACTGAACGCGACAGGCATTTACGACCCATCTTCAGACAAGGCAAACCCGAACGTACGCCACAAGTACATCCCCGATGTATCCTTCCACATCAAGGATGGCAAGGGTAAGTGGAATATTGTACGTAACCGTGAGCTTCCCGAAGATGAGCAGGTCTATGTCATTTGCGACCACATCACGATTGCAGACGGCGACAAGTACAACAGGGTGAAGCTCGACAACACCATCAGCGTGTTCGGGGTTGACATCTGGCGTGACAAGGTTGTCGAACTGCACAACTACGGCCACCCGACCGAGGACAGGGAACTCAAGGCAAAGGAACTTCTCGGCGTGTACGGAGAGGCATCCGGCGATGCCCTCGCTCTGATGATTGATGTCATCAAGCATCTAAAGAACGCTGGTGATTTGACTGAGGATGAGACAAAAAACTGATTTGCGGCTTCCAGGCGAGCCAGAGGAATGTGCTTGGCAAAGAGGAAGCCTACGGCGACAAGCTCGCACGTGAGAGGTTCGGCGTAGGGATCCTCATGCCTGGATACACCGTCTTGGTGGATGGCGAGGAGAAGAAGGAATGGGACAACCCGACACAAGCGGAAATAAATGCCATGGATACACCCTTCCTCGCCAAGGCACTCGACCTTTTCTGGACATTCAAGGTATGCGGCCTTCCTTGGGGCAAGGGGCCGATGCACGAGAGGGCGACGGTGGTGCAAATCATCAAGCGTCTGGAAGCCGAATCGAAACGTTACGAGGCGTGGTACTCCAAGCACTATGCCGACCTCAAGGAAGAGGAGGACTGATACATGGCAAGCACTGTTAGGTTATATATTGATGTACAAGCCCACCTCGACGGGATAAAGCAGACAAGTGAAGGTTTGAAATCCCTTGGGGTAGAGGGGCAGAAGCTCAATCAGGTTCTTGGCGGCAAAAACCTTGATGCAATGAAAATTGCCATGATGGACACCTACCATTCCACAGCACTTGCAAAGGGTGAGATTTCAGCCGCAACCCAATACACGAACAATTTTAAGAAAGCCCTCCAATCAATGAAGGAAACCATCAGTTCTGGTGGTTCGCTCTTATATACCGACGGCTCTGGTGTACAGAAAGAAACCACCAAAATGAGCGAGGCATACGGAACGGTCCTCGACGACCTGAAATATGTAGAGGGTGAAACGGCTGGTATCCAAGAGCGCATTCGTGCCAACCTTGAGACTGGTGGGGGATTCAACGAGGAAAAGTTCAACAAGGGTCTGGAAAGTAGTGCTGGCTTCGCCCGCATGTTCGGCACTGAGATTGATGCCGTCAAGGTGAAGATGTCCAGCCTCCAGGACGAGGCGCAAAAACTCTATGGCGTGAAAGGCCAAGAGGATAACGTAAGGAAGCTCTCCGCAGAGTATCAGAAGCAAGCCAAGGTGCTGGACACCTTGCAGAAGCAGACCACTGGTGCGGGAACAAGAATCAAGAATCTCATCTGGAACTTCGTATCTGCCCAAGCGATTGTGTGGGGCTTGCGGATGGCCTTCAGTGGTCTTATAAACATCATAAGGGAATCATCCCAAGCCGCCGCTGAAGCCGAGCAAATCTACCAGAAGTTCCTCACTGTTTTCAACAACATGCAGCTGGCTACCGACAGTGTAAGCAAGCTGGTTAATGAGTTCGGTCTTGCCAACTCTT